CCGACATCGCCGTATCGGCAACACTCGTCAACCCGGACACCAGCCCCGGTGTGGCGTTGGTGATGAACTCACCGGCTTTGGTCGCGAAGCCTTCGAGCGGCCCGTCGACCAGGTCGTACACCTCAAGTGCAAGACCTTCGGCAGCGTTCTGCACGCTGGCGAGGGCGCCCGGAAGACCCTGTGTCTTGGCTGCGGCGACATCCGCTGCGGCGCCCTGACGTTCGATCGCCGACCGCATCGAATCCCAGCCACTCACGCCCTGCTCAGCAGCCACGCCAGCGAGACGCATCGCATCCGACCCGAACAGGGTCGCGGTCGCGGCCTGATACATCTCGGGCGTCATCGACGCCGACGCTTCCTGCAGCTGTCCGAACAGTTCGCGGAATCCGACGAACTCCCCGGAGGTGTTGTAGATGGTCAGGCCGAGATCTTCGATCGCGCCCTGGGCGGGATTGGACTGGTCGGTGAGCGCGAGCAGCGCGGACTTGAGCAAGGTGCCGGCGTCGGAACCCTGGATGCCGGCGTTGGCGAGCATGCCGAGTCCGGCGACGGTGTCCTCAAGCGACACCCCGAACTGGTTCGCGACCGCACCGGCCTGCTGCAGACCCGATGCGACGTCGGTGATCTCCGCCGATGACGCGTTCGCGCCGTTGGCCAGGACGTCTGCTGCCTTGGCGGCGTAGTCGGCATCGAGACCGAATGCCTGCAAAGCCTGGGACTGGATCGTCGCGGCCGTCGCTGCGTCGATCTGTGCCGCGGCGGCGAGCTGGAGAGTACCGCGGGCTGCCGACATCGACTGTTCGACCGTGAACCCGCCCTTGGCGAGTTCCGTCATCGCCGCAGCAGCATCGACCGCCGAGGTGTCGGCGAGGGCGTTGTCATTGCCCAGACCCATCGCCGCGTTCTTCACGGCCTCGAGCTGCTCGGCAGTGGCACCGGATACTGCCTGCAAGGTGTTCAGCTCGGTGGTGAAGTTGTTGCCGATGTCCATTACGGCCTTGGCGGCAGTTCCAGCACCGATAGCCAGACCCAGGGCGCTGCCGATCTTGCTGGCGATGCCGAGTGCACCCTTGGTGCCGGATTCGAGTCGCGCCGGGAAATCCCGTAGATCGGGGGCGACCTCGATGTCGATGCGTCCTCCGGGCACAGGTCACCTCCTATTGAGTTGTGTTGCCGCCGAGTCAGTTACCGTGCTCGGTCGCGGGCGTCGAGGATCTGCAGGAGTTCGCGCACCGAGCCGGCCTTGATGTCGCCGCCGCCGGTGCGGACCGGGGAGGTCGCGGTCGAATATTCGGCCAGTGCGGTGTCGTACTGGCTGCGTCGCAGCTCGGCAAGGTCCGGTGGTCGCATCGCCACGGGTGGCAGCAGGGGTGCCGGTGGTGGTTTGATGCCGAGCCGTTTGCGTCGTAGCCGCTCGTGTTTGACCTCGGGGTCGTCGGGGTCGGTGATCCACGAGGTGTACTCGGAGTTGAGCCAGTAGTTCTCGCGGTCGACGAGCATCGCGAGGTTCTCGCTGTCGCGTGTGGCTTGGGCGTCGAGTTCGGCGGCGCCGTGGATCAGTCGTCCGCAGTCTCGCCAGTCGAGGTCGCGGAGGGCTTGTCGGAGATCGAGGCCATACCATCGGCGTAGGCCTGTGAGCGCACCGCGCCAGCCATCCTCGCGGACGAGGGAGGCGAGAGCGGCTGCAATTCCCCCTCGGACAGTCCCGACAGGGCGATCACCTTGTTCAGCAGTCGAGCCACGACATCCGGCGGCAGGTGTACTACCGCGTCCCACAGTGCTTGGCCGGCGCCGTCGGTGATGACATCGATCGCTTCGCGGATGCGGTTCTTGGCGAGGTGACCATGGAACGTCGCGGCTTCCTCGCCGGTGAACGTACGCCGCACGTCGGCCTCGACGCCGAACAGCACGATCGGTTGGGGTTCGCCGCCCTCGACGGCGAGTTCCTCGAGGATGTCGAACCGGTCGACAACAGGCTCGGCCGGCGGGTTGGGCTCGGTGGTGGGCGTCGCGGGTGCGGCGGATGTCGCCGCGGCGGCTGCCTTGGCGCGACTGGATGGTTTACGAGTAGGGGTGCCGGGCATCAGGTCGTGCTCCTATCAGGGGGCCAGAGGATTGAAGGAGGTGTAGCGGTAGATCGGCGACAGACCCATCAGCTCGAACTCGAAGCCGTCGAGGTTCTCACCACCGAAGGTGCGCGGCGGCGGGGTCACGAGCGTGACCGCTTCGGAGTGGAAGTACGCCTCACCGGTTTCGTCGACGACACGGAAGAAGATCGAGAAGTCCTCGTCCGCGCCGGGCTCCCACCGCCAGATTCCCGAACCCGAGGTGGTTTCGACGATGCTGCCGCCGGTCAGTGCGGTCAGGACGGTGGCCTTGCTGTAGTCCGTCGCGCGGAACTTGATGCGTTCCTCGATCGGGCCCTTGGTGACCAGGTACGGGGCGTGACGGCGGTTCCACACCTTGTGGACCTTCACGTCCTGCTGCGGGGTGATGTCGAAGCCGGCCTCGATGCCGCCGTAGCCGTCCCACGTCACCGCGGGGCTGGTGCCGCTGGTGGGGGTGTCGGACAGCGGATCGGTCGGGAAGCCGGTGCCGCGTACGGCGCGGAAACCGTCGCCGTCGAGCCAGACGTAGGCCTTTTCGGGATTGGCGATGTTACTCACGGATGTACCTCCAGAGAGAAGCTCACGGTCGCCGTGAGCGAATGGGATGTCCTACCGCGGGCGTGCCCGGCGCGGCACCCGCGGTAGGACGTGTGAGAGACGCCCCGGGCGGGGCGTCAGCGGACCGTCATCTTCAACTCGACGCGGATCGTCGCTCGATACAGCGGGAAGTCCGCGCCGCGCTGGGTGTCGACGAAGGTGATCGGCCCGTCGGTCCATTGGGCCTTCCACGTGGAGTTGCGGAACGATTGCATCCGGGCACGGCCGATCAGTTCCCCGGCCAGCGCCGCGATGTCCCACGACAGTTCCTCCGGATCGGTGGTGCCGCCGAGGATCTCGATCTTCGGGGACCACACGTCGACCTGCACCATCGGGCGGCGCAGCATCGGATCGACACCGACGTTGCCGGGTGCGCGCAGTGTGATGAACGGAGCGTCGATCACCTTCGGTAAGTCGCGGGTGGTGATGTTGCCGGCCGGGACCAGCGCGAGGACCTCGTCGGATGCGAGGAGGAACTCACGGATGGCGCCGGGCGCGAACGGCATGGGCATCGGTGGTGCCTTTCGTCAGCGCGGCCGCCAGCCGCTGTAACGGCCGTGCCGGCGGGCCGCATCGGTCAGCGACGCGATGGCCGGAGTGTCGGACGTGCCGTACTCCTTGAACACCGCGTCCGGGTCGTCGTCGACGAGGTAGACGCGGTTGTCGTCGACCACCACGCCAATACCGTCGCGATACGCACCGGTGACCACCGGCGCCGCTGCTCGCGCCTGCTGGGCCGCCTGATTGGCAATGTCGATGCGTTCCGCCCGGGAGATCTGCCACGCCCGGTCGCGTACCCGACGAGGGAAGATGACCACGCGGGGCATGGTCAGCTCTTCGGCTCGGCCTTACGCGCGGTGCGCGCCGGCTTGTCTCCGGGGGCCGCGTCGGGTCCGGCCGGATCGGTGCCGACCACCCGTACCGACGCCGCAGGTTCGGGCGTGGCCGGCGCCTCGGGCACCGACTCTGCCGGCGCCTCGGGGGCCTCGGCCGTGTCGGCGACGGCGGTCTTCTGGCGGGCGAGGTGCTTCTGGTAGGCCTTCGAGTGGCGCCCCGCGTAGTTGACGCGGCCGTGCTCGTCGGTGAACTTCACGACGCTCGATTCTGTCTCGACGTCGGTTTCGTTCTCAGCCATGGTCTTTCACTCCTTCATGTCGGATACGCACCGCACATTGGCGGCGATGTAGGTCACGCGGCGAGATCCGCGGATCTTCTTCCGCGACCGGGGTTTGCCTTCGACCTGATAGACGACACCGTTTTCGTCCTCGAACCGGTCCTCCGGACCGGGCATCACCGGGATTCCCGGATCGAGGAGCAGTACGTAGGACGAGACGACGTGCCCGGGGGCGAACTCGGTGTTGCCGGCGTCGACCGACGCGGCCGACAGTTGCCGTTGCTGCAGCAGTCCCGTCCACGGGATCGGCGTGGCAGGCACCGGAAACCAGTTGCCTGTCGACGGGTCCTGCACCGGCGGGTTGTCGACCAGTAGGGTCCACTTCTCCGGAAGCTTCGGCATCAGCCGATCCGGATCGTGAAGGCCCCGCTGCCCGTTGCGCCCGTCTCCGGCTCCGGGGCGAGGTCGGCGAGTTCGGACTCGGTGAAGTACACCAGCTCCGGGATGCTGTCGGCGTAAGTGGTCTGCAGTTCCGGATACTGCTCCGACCGCACCCGCAGCCCGATACGCAGCGCGTCGAACGCCCGGCACACCACGGTGACCAGGACGCCGCGTAGCAGGCCGGGGCGGAGAGTGCCGTCGGCGAGGCGGTCGTCGATATTACCGACGACCGCCCGCTGCTCGGGTGCCCGCAGTTTCTCCGACGCGAACTCGATCAGCGCGTCGACCTGTCCGATCTCGACGTCTGTCAGGGTCTCCCCCAGCAGATTCGCGACGTCAGTCCTGCTGATCAGTGTCTGTACCGGCCCCGTCATCGTGCTCCTCGAGGATGATCTTCAGGATGTCGTCCTTGCGCTTGGCGTCGCCGAGGTCGATGTCCTTGTCGTGGGCGTACGCGATGAGCGCGGGCACCTTCCAGGACTCGGACGGCTCCCCGTCGGGATAGGCCGGCCCCGGATCCTCGAGCTCGGGCTGATCGGCCCAGGCCTTCGGATTGGTGATCTGCGCGAGCGCCCACTTGGGGACCTCGTCGTTCGGCCCGAAGACGTGGGAGATGCCGTCTTTGCTGTGCACGTGTACGTGCGTCGCGAGGCGTGCCATCAGAGCACCTTCGCAATCATCGTGGCGTTGGCGTTGCCGAGGATGGGCAGGCCGATGCCGCTGGCCTTGGTCCACCGCGCGACCGGATCGGTGTTGATGTACGAGCCGACCACGATGCCGGGGGCTTCGGCCGCTTCGATCTTGTAGTCCGGTTCGAGTGCCTCGGCGGTGATGCCCCACAGCGTTTCGCCGAGCTTGGCGGTGGCGCCGACGTACAGGACGCTGTCGTCGGGGATCAGACGCATCGGGTCGCCGTTGGAGTCCTCGACCTGCGCGTCGAAGATCTCGAACGGAGGATGCCCGAACGAGGTGAACAGGGCATTGACCTGCTCGCGGGTGACGATGCCCTGCGTCGATCCGGGCGGCAGGCAGAAGGCGCGAATCTGCGGGTTACGCATCAGCGTCGACATCACCCGCTGCGAGGTGATCGCCCGGGCGGGATTGCCGGAGTTGCGGGTGCGGAACGTCGAGAACCACGACTCCTGATCGGAGACCGGATCGGCAGCACCGGACCACAGGGTCGCCGCGGTGACCTCATGAGCGGCGTCACGCTGGAAGTCCGCCTCGATCTGCAGGCCGTCCTCGGCCAGCGAGACCGTACCGGTGACCAGGGCCTGCGCCTTGGCGATGATCATGCGGGTGCGCAGCGCGTCAGCCAACTCGACTGCGTCGTTGAGAATCAGGTTGACGATCGCCTGATCTGCGTTGCGCATGCGAAGCCGGTCGTACTCACCGAGACGGCGCTTCTCCGACAGCGGAGGCAGCTCACCCGAGATGCGGGTGACGCCCCTGCGCGGCGACAGCGGTGCCTCGGTGTCCCAGGCCCGGAACTTCGCCGCCCGGCGCAGACCGTGCTGGGTGATGTTCGCCCGGAAGTCGACATCGTCGATGGGGGTGTCGGGCAGCAGACCGTCGATCAGCGACAGGTCGTTGATCGGCTGATCGGCGAGTGCTTCGCGCACGTAGCCGGTCAGGTCCGCGGGAGTGATGTAGTCACTGTTGATGACAAGTGCCATTGCTCAGACCTTCCTCAGAAGTAGCGGATGTCGCGAGCAGTGGCCTGTCCCGCGGTGTTGACGGACGAGGGCAGCTTCGCCGTGACCACGGCGCCGTGCCACAGCAGCGCGCCGACGACGACGGTGGTGCCGGGACGTACACGGAGAGCGGTGAACAGGTGACCCTCGATGGGGTCGGTGTCGCCGTTGGACCACAGTCCGTACTTGTTGCCGGCGACCTTCTTCAGCGGGTACCCGGACTTGAGGTAGCCCTCGGGGTAGTGGGTGCCGGCGGTGAACGTGGTGACGTCGACGTTGATCGAGCGCGTCGCGTCGGTGCCGTGGGCGGATGCGAGCCAGGACTGGTCGTCCTGCCCGAACCGTTCGGTGGTGATCTTCAGATCCATGGTGGGGCCTCTCCTTCGGGAGGTCAGTTCTTCTTCGGGTTGCGTGCCCGGTACAGGGCACGTCCGGAATCGACCGAGCCCGATGCCACTTGCTGGCCACCGCCCTGACGGCGATCCGGTTTCGGTCCCTTCTTCTTCTCGCCGCCCTTGTCGCCGCGTTGCGCGGCCAGGTACGGCTTGCGTTCGAGCAGATCGTCGATGGCATCGGCGATCTCGTCCTGGTCGACGTCACCGTCGTGGCCGACCTCGAACTGGGACAGGTCGAGGAAGCCGAGCGCGTCGGCCGGATCGGCGAGCTTCCCGGCAGCGGCCGCACGGACCTCGGCGCGGACGATGCGGGCGTTCGCCTTGGCCAGCGCAGCCGATTCGACCTGCTTGATCTTTGCGTCGTCGTCATCGCCGCCGGATTCGATTTCGCTCAGCCGGTTCTGCGCTGCAATGCGCTTCTGCCGTTCGGCTTTGAGCTTGTCCTTCATCCGGGCCAGAGCACGCTTGCCGGCGTCGCCGAGTTGATCGGCTCCGTCGTCACCGTCGTCGCCGCTACCGTCGTTGTCGGTATCGTCGCCGGTGTCCCCGCCGGTGTCATCGTCACCGTCGTCGCCGTCGTCCCCGCTACCGTCGTTGTCGGTGCGGGTGCCGTTGGGATGGCCATCGTCGTCGCGGCGAGGGTGCAGCCTGCTCGCACGGGCGGCCCGCGCGAACGGGTCGACACCGAGACCGGCGCCGAGGATCAGCCACAGGGGAACACGGGTGGTCTTCATGATGGGTGTCTCTCCTTGCGAGAGGTCGGTCTCTGCTCCTTGCGAGCAGAGAGGGTCGTGCCGGAATCCGGCGGGTCAGCGGAGGTAGCCGTAGAGCCGGAGCAGACGCAGAGCATCAGTGCGGTCCTCGGCGATCTCGTAGATGCCTTCGGGCATCAGTCGGGGAGCGCGAGCGCGGAAGTATCGGCGG